AGGTAATGCAAACAGCTCAATCTACGGTCTTGCAAACACAGGTCATGGCTTCACAACAGCCTATGCCGAAGATGCAACACTCGCATATATGGGCTTCCAGATCGATCGCGTTGCTGTTACAGCCAATTCACGTGGCTTGCAAGCATCATACACGCTCGAACTTGCACAAGACCTCAAGGCAGTTCACGGTCTCGACGCAGAAACAGAATTGACAAATATCTTGTCAACTGAAATTCTTGCTGAAATCAACCGCGAAGTTGTTCGTACAATCTATGCAACAGCAAACGTCGGTATCACTGGCGTAACGGCAAATGTTGTTAACCTTTCAAGCTCCGTAATCGGAGATGCAGGTGGCACATCTGGTCGTTGGCAGGTTGAGAAGTACAAGTCACTTCTATTCCGTATCGAACAAGCTGCAAACAAGATCGCAAAAGACACACGTCGCGGTAAGGGTAACATGATCATCGTTTCAACCGATGTTGCATCAGCTCTTGCAATGACAGGTCTTCTCGATTACAACTCAGCACTAACAAACAATACAAATCTCGTTGTAGACGATACAGGCAACACATTCGCTGGTGTGCTCTTCGGACGCATCAAAGTCTATGTTGACCCATATTCTGTCGCTGGCGCAGATTATGTTGTTGTTGGTTATAAGGGTGTAACACCTTATGACGCTGGCTTGTTCTACTGCCCATACGTCCCACTACAGATGGTACGTGCAGTTGATCCAACAACTTACCAGCCAAAGGTCGGCTTCAAGACACGTTATGGTCTCGTTGCAAACCCATTCGCAACAGCAGCTGGTCTTGGTGCTCTAACAGACGGTACAAACGTATACTACCGTAAGTTCCAAGTGTTGAATATCAACCAGTAATAGTTTGCCAAACTTATAAAAATAATCAGGCAAAGTGACTCGGGGTGGATTCGAAAGAATCCACCCCTTTTTATTTCCCTAAATAAAATTATATCGATCTACGGAATTACTAGATGACAATTCTAACAAGAAATCCGATCAATACCGATTTGTTACAACCACACAAGTTTCAAATGGTATTTGATCGCATGCCAAATGTAACTTATTTTTGTCAAACTGCATCCCTTCCAGGAATCTCCTTGACTGAAGTTCAGAGATTCACGCCATTCATTGATGTTTTTCATCCAGGCGAAAAAGCAATTTATGATGCGTTTAATGTTCAGTTCCTGATTAACGAGGACATGAGCACATGGTTAGAGATGCACAATTGGATTCGCGGTGCAACTTTCCCAACAGACTTTAAAGAATATCGTGATTTAGCAAGAAACACTAAATCTGGCTACGAGCAAAGCCTTGCTAACAACAGACGTCCAGTAGTTTACACTGACGGAACTCTAACAATTTACTCAAATAAAAATAATCCAAGGTTTCGCGTGAAGTTCCATGACATGTTTCCAACATATCTTGGTTCTCTAGAATTTAGCGTGACTGACAACGCCGAAACAACAATGACTTGTCAAGTATCTTTTAGATTTACTTGGTATGATGTAGAAATATTGTAGTTTCGTTAAAACCAGACATAGTCATTATAACGAACTAATCAACGATTGTCAACTATTGTCTTGGTTGCTTTTTGAGTTGAATTATAGTATATTATTGGCATGAAAATAGAAACTCCACCGCTCGAAGAATTAATGTTGCAATGGGAAAGGGATTCCGAAGTTGATATTACGGAACCTGGAAAAGAAATTCTCCGCATCCCTTTGCTTCATAACAAATACAACAAATACTTGTCACTCCACAATCTTGCTGCAAAGAGAGCAGGATTGGAGTATGACAAACTCAAGCGTATGAAATGGATGTACTACAACGGCAAGTTAGACCAAGATGAATTGGATAAACTTGGTTGGGAACCATTTCGCTTTACTCTCAAATCTGACATCCAAGTCTATCTTGATGGCGATGATGATCTTGCTAAACTCAAGCGCAAGAAAGCATACCATGAAGAGTCTGCTGCGTTCTGCACCAATGTCATGAAAGAACTTAACAATCGTACATGGCAGTTAAAAGAATACATGGGATGGGAGAAGTTCATTCAAGGTGCTAGATGATAATTGAGCACGTTGTCGTTGAGAAAACCGATAACATCTATGTTCAGGTTCATGCTGAAGATTCCATTCTTCAGGAGATGTCTGAGTTCTTCACGTTCTCAACTCCAGGCTATCAATTCAGTCCAGCATTTCGAAATCGACACTGGGATGGTAAAATTCGTTTATTAAATTTACGAACAAAGCAAATATATGCAGGTCTTGTTGGCTATATAAAGACTTTCTGCAAGCAGCATAATTACACCATTGAGGTCTTAGATGAAGAAAAGGAAGTCTTTCCGATCGACACGAAGAACCTTGCAACTGCTCTCTCGCTTTCGATGGAGCCAAGAGATTATCAGTTACTTGCGTCTAGCGTCGGACTTACAAAGAAAAGAACTGTACTCGTATCACCAACCGCGTCAGGGAAGTCGCTAATAATCTACATGATGATTCGCCACCTGTTGAACACAGGTAAGAAGCGCGGATTATTGATTGTTCCTACGATTAATCTGGTTACACAAATGCATTCTGACTTTAAGAATTATTCCAGCAATAACGGCTGGGATGTCGAGAAGTATTGTCAGAAGATTTATGGTGGCGAGAGTAAGATACCAGATAGTGATTTGATTATCTCTACATGGCAGTCAATCTATGACATGCCTAAAAAATATTTCACACAATTTGATTTTATCATCGGTGACGAAGCACATACGTTTAAAGCCAAGTCACTGACTGCGATCATGACCAAGTTGATCAATTGTGATGTGCGCATTGGTACAACAGGAACGCTAGACGATAGCAAAGTAAACAAACTTGTCCTTGAGGGTTTGTTTGGTCCAGTTTTCAAAGTTATCTCTACAAAAGATCTGATTGAAAGAAAACAACTCGCCAATTTCAACATTAAATGTCTTGTGTTGAAATATCCAGAGCCAGTATGTAAGATTGTAAAGGGATTTACATATCCAGAAGAGATGAATTTCCTCACACAGCATGATGGTCGCAATGAATTCATTGCAAATCTCGCAATCAATTTAAAAGGAAACTCGCTCGTCTTGTTCACATACGTTGAAAAACACGGCAAAGTTCTATATGATTTGCTAACTGCACGTGCAAATGGTCGAAAAGTATTTTTCATTCACGGTGGTGTTGAAGCAGAAGATCGTGAAGCAGTGAGGCATATCACTGAACAGGAAAATGATGCAATCATCGTGGCAAGTTACGGAACGTTCTCAACAGGTGTGAACATCCGCAACCTACATAATATTATATTCTCCTCCCCAACAAAGAGTAAGATTCGAGCATTACAATCAATCGGTCGTGTGCTGCGCCTTGGAGAGAATAAAGAAGCAGCCACTTTATATGACATCGCAGATGATTTGAGGTATAATAACCATAGCAATTTTACTTTGAAGCATTATGAGGAACGAGTGAAAATCTATAGCGAAGAAAAGTTCCCATTCACAACAAACAATGTAAGAATAAATTAATGTCAGAACAAAAAGAATTAAAATTTGTACGATTTAAAATTATCCCAGAAGATTTGATTGGATGGGTGACTTATAAGGATGAATGTATTATAATAGAGACACCACTGCGCGTTGAAGTGGAAACTCTTTTTGATGAGGGTCGCCAAATCCTTGTAATGCAAGAGTATCTCCCTCAGTCGATTATTGAGATGCGTGAAGTTGAATTTGCTCTAGATGAAGTATTGTTTTGCACTCCTGTCAGAAAAGAGTTTCATGAACAATACGAATATGTTTGCGATTTCTTCTACAACAATACTACAAAACTACAAGATATTTCGAAGAAAAAGAAAAAATCTGTTAAAGAACAAACAGAGAATCTTGAGAACGTAGTCTCAATTTTAGAAGCATTGAAATCTAAAAAGGACAAACCAATACACTAATTTATGCCATCACACTACATCAACAATAAAGATTTCCTTCGGGAAATGACAAAGTATCGCCAGTCGATCCGTAAAGCCAAACGACAAGGACTTCCAAAGCCACAGATTCCTAGATATGTGGCAGAATGTTTTATGAAGATTGCCGAGAATCTATCTCATAAACCAAACTTCTTGTCGTATACATTTCGCGACGAAATGATTGCAGACGCAATCGAAAACTGTGTGATGTATGTGGACAATTTTGATCCAGGTAAATCAAGCAATCCGTTTGCCTATTTTACTCAGATAGTATATTATGCATTCTTACGCCGCATTCAGAAAGAAAAGAAACAGTTGTATGTCAAATACAAGGCTACCGAAACTGCTGGTACTCTTGACGAGTTCGAGTTGAACGAAAACGAAGATGGGACTTTTAGGCAGTTCGAATTATATGAGAATATCTCAGAGTTCATCAGTAACTATGAGAACGCAAGAAAAGCAAAGAAAGCAAAAAGGGCTGGTTTGGAGAAGTTTGTAGATGAAGATAGCAATTCTGGGTGACACGCATTTTGGTATGCGCGGTGATAGCATCGCATTTCATAACCACTATCGCGAGTTTTATTTAAATACGTTTTTCCCTTATTTGGTGCAAAAT